AGTCTCTCAACTTCATACAATAAACCTGAACGAGTTGATTTAATGTTGTGGTTGCCACAATTAGGGCATGTATAACGAGTATCTACGTCTAATTCAGATGGATCATATTCACAACCACAATCATGACATGTCCACTTTAATCCTTCCTGCTTACCGGCGATTGACAAATCTGTACATGGAGTCGAGTATGTAAGTAAATCACTATATGGCAGTGACTCAATCTGCATCATATCGCCAAGATTATGTGAAATATGGTCTGCTAACCAATATTTCTCAATACCTTTTGCCTTGTTCTTCTTTCGTGAAAGCTTCTCCCAATCATACGGAACATCTTTCTTAAAATCATATCCAAGTCTCTTATCTGTAAGCTGTTTTACCATTTCTTCTTTACTTGGATAATCTTCATAATTTTCAATCATCTCATTAGTTAATCCACAATGAATTGCAGCATAACTAACTACTACTTCTTTGTCTAAATCTGCTGTTGCAATCATATTTGCATTGAAGAGATGAGTATTATCAATTCCCTTCATCTGCGCACCAATACCACTGCAAAGCTCAATTACACTTAACTCACAATAATTATTTTTTTCTTTATTCTCTGTCAAAATCCTTTAATCTACAGAGATTGCGCAATCATTTATCCTAGAATTTACTGTTAATTCCTTTCTTCTTAATTATTTTATTGTAAAATCCTATGGAATTTGCACGTCTGCAAAAACCATAAGAAAAAAATATTTCTTGTTACTTTTTTGGAAAATTTGGCTGATCAGCCACGAATAGAATTACTTCTATATTAGATTATTCTCTATTTGAAACTTCTTTAATTCATCTTGAATCATCTTCTGCACATATTCTTTATCAAAAGATATATTTTCAACTGGAATAACATTTGTATTTAGATTAACATCGCCAACAATAGCTTTGTCAAATGCTTCTAAAAACATTTCTGCGATTTCCTTTTCATAATTGCCACACAGACCGCTATTGTCCATATCTGCAATTACTCTTGAAAAGAAATCCTTGAACTTATCAGCACTAAAATCTCGTTCATATCCTCTTGGAATATCAATTGTTATTTTCACTCTCTCACCTCACTTACAATATCCTAGCAATTTGTTCATACAAACAAATATCTTTGTTGTTGATTGCTTTATTCACATGCATATGACCAAACAAATGCTTTTTATATTCAGTTACAGCTTTCACTTCTTCCAAATAATTAGTCAACACATCTGGTTTATACAACCCTTTACCACCCATAAGATATAGCTCTGATGTAGAAGGACTATGTGTGATAATATAATCAACCATATTGTTATTCTCTTTTAGAACATCTAGTCCATGTTGCATTTCACCATCTGTTGGTAATTCCTCTTCCCACCAAGATAGATCTTTGATACGATACATATATTTTCCTTGCTTATCGAGTTTCTTAGCTTCTTCTCTCCAATCTTCATCATTATAATCAAGAATGCCATCTTGAATATCATGGCTTGATGCACCACCAAATGTAAAGAATTTCTTATCTTCTATAGTGAAAACCTCACCTCGCATTAGATGAAGTACATTTGATCTGATTTCATGAACCTTACCACCATGCCATTCTTTAATTGGATAAGTTGTAAGTCTTTTATGATTTTCGTGATTACCGTCAACAAACACTATTGTAAATGATTTCTGATTTAACCAATCCAACCAATATTTTTCCTGTTTACTTTCTTCATTTCTGTTCCATACAAGACCAAAATCACCAAGAATAATTACAATATTTTCATCTTTATTACCAAAAAATCTTTTCTGTTCATAGAAACTATCTTTACTTAATCGTGTAGGATTTCCATGTATATCACCTGTTACATATACTGCCATAATTCACCTCACATCCACTTTTCAATCTCATTAAATACATTTGTTGTTTCTACATATTTAAGTAACTCGTCTTTTTCATTTGGATACACGCCTTCAATTACCAACTGCAAAAGACAATTCAGTGTATTCCCTATTTCTTTTCCTGGCTTATATCCAATCTCAATCAAATCCTTACCATTAACAGCTAAATCTTTTAATGAGAAACATTCGTCTTTCTGCAAAACTTTCTCTAAGATATATTCGATATTGTCAATTTTCTGAAGTCTGCTCTCTTGTTCTATATAAGCCTGCGCTTTAATATCTGCTCTACGAACATTCAACAATCTTCTAAATTGCTCTTCTCCAATCTTGTTAAGCCATCTCTTGATATATTTCTTTCCCACCTCAAAAGTAGCATCATGATAATAGACCAATTCAACAACTTTCTCTCTTGTGTCATTATCAAATCTTAATCGTTTCATTATTTTATCAGTCATATCAGCACTGACTCTTCCATGACCTTTGAAATGTCTAATGCCGTCCTCACCGTCTTGATAACAATGTGGCTTTCCAATATCATGAAAAAATACAGCCAATGACGTAATCAAATCTCTTGGATTCAAGTCGGGTTCACAATCACATTCATAAGCTTGTACTGCATGTACTGTATGATTCCATACATCATAGATGTGATATGGATTATTCTGTTGAAAGCCAAACATATCTTTTATTTCAGGAATAAATAATGAGAATACTTCACGGAATAATCCTATCTGTATATAAAACTCGCTTGATAATGCAATCTTACAGAACTCACTGTTGATTCTCTCAATAGATATATTCTCTAAATTCTTATACATTTTATGAATATTCAAACTTACGTCAGAATCAACCACAAATCCCAGTTGTGAAGCAAACCGAATAGCACGTAAAATTCTTAAAGCATCTTCTGAAAATCTATCCTCTGCTCTACCAACACATCTAATTTTATAATGCTCAATATCTTCCATGCCATTAAACGGATCTATAAGACCAACTTCATCATTGTATGCCATTGCATTGATTGTAAAATCTCTACGCTTTAAATCTTCTTTAAGATTTCGTGTAAATGTTACGCTATCAGGTCTACGACTATCTGAGTAATTACCGTCAATTCTGTAAGTGGTACATTCATATCCCTCACCATCAATTACAATGGTAATAGTTCCATGTTGTAAACCAGTTTCAATAATTCTCTTGTCCTTGAATACTTTCATCATTTCATCTGGCGTGGCAGAAGTTGTAATATCATAGTCATGAATTGGTCTTTCAAGAATACTATCTCTTACTGCACCGCCACATAAAAATGCCTCATATCCATTACTCTGTAAAGTATGAATAATTTCATTTGCACCAGATGGAATTTCAATTTTCAATTTCTTCATTCAAATTTACCTCAATTTTCGGTTCATCAATAAACTTTGCCAATAGTCCTTCATGGTAGAATACCTTGTCACTTTCAGTAATTTCTTCTCCCAAGAAATATCTAAGTACAAACGGCATCATATAATTATCTAAACACTTAAACTCAATATCATATTCTCCATTCTCTTTATAGATTTTCTTACAGTACCCGTCAGTACCATTGATTTTGTGGAGCGAAAATAATTCAACTCTGAATGGAATATTAGATTTTGTACTTAATCTTTCTTCAACACAATTTCTCACAAGACTTAACATGTGCAAATTACTTGCCGTTGTCATATCATAAACAATCTCATCATTTGAAAAGAATACAATTCTCTCTTCATCAATGATGTCATATAATAACGATAATGTCTGATCCATAAGGTACTTTTCATATGTGATGTGTCTTTTGGGATTGCAATTACCCAAAATTACCTGGCGAATATATTTACTATTTGCAATATGTTCGTTATCCGTGAATTGAGAAATAAAATCTTCCCATGTATCAGTTCCACGAAACATATCCCTATTGTATTCATGTAAAGATGAAAAATTAGCCTTTCTCATATCAATACTGATAAAAACTCTTCCAGTATTAGTTGGCTTAAATATATCTTTATTAGATAAATTTTTATGAGTCACAGTGAATTTGTTCATATCTTCCGCATTAAATCTCTGATATGCTTCTGACTCTTTGATGCTTGTAATAGCTGCGTCTTTTACATGATTATATTCTTCAAAATAGTCTTGCTCACAATTATACTCTTGTAATTCACTTGCAAATCTAATCCACTTGTCAACAGTCCCATAGAACTCATCAAAAAGCTTAATCCTATCTAAAAAATATGGCTCTTGGAATAATCTAATTGGTATATTGCAATCCTTACAGAATCTTTCTTTTGCTCTATTTGATATTTCCATCAGATATCTCCTTTCACAATTCGCTCATTTACATACATCTTAAAATCATTGATTTTCTTATAATCTGGTTTATCAGGTAAAGATGTATTTGCTTTTGCATATTCAAAACGTTTTTCATATTCATTCAACAAATCATAGAATTCAGAAATAGGCTGTCTATTCTCGTCTAAATATTCTCCGTTTCTAATACTCATAAGCAATTCGTGTTCATCTGATCTATAAGTGATAATCTCTTCCTTTTCCAAAATATCAATACACATCATATATAATCGAATCAAATGAGCCATATGTTTTCCTAATTTATCATGAGCTACAGCCTTTTCATTTCTTTTACCAAATTTGCTATAACTACTAACAATGGACTTCATTTCGTTCCACATGCCAGCCCAATCTCTTAACGGATAATGCTGCAAGCTTACATCCATAAAAATCTCACTATCATATCCTTCTTGAACAGCCTTATCAATATATAGTTTTACATCACTATTTTCATGAGGATAATATCTGTTTTTAAATTCATATCTTGCATTGTTGATACTTTTTAAAATGTAGGCTTCATTTTCTGCCTGACCAACCAATCTTGCAGCCTTGTTCTCCATACGTCTTAGCTGAGAACCTGCATAACCTCCAAAGGTATGAATACAAATCTGAGAAAGAAACATTTTTCTATTATCCAATAATTCTTTACCAATGTCAGACAAATGTAAATAATGTTCTGGTAGACAGCCAAGTTGTTCAATTGTATTCGGATTGCTTGATACTAAAAGCTGTATCATTTTATTAAACGAATACATAGTTGTATCCGTATCAACATCTACGACCTGTTCAAAGTCTGTCCCAAGTAAAATATCTGATTTACTGTTGAGTGCAATACCTCTCACATCTAAATCAGATCCTTCTTTATCCATTCCATATGCATGACTTCCACCAAGAGTTAAGATAATGATATTGTCACCCAAATTCTTATCTGTTCTCAGGAAGTCATACTCTTTTGATTTTAATTTGTCCTTAATCTGTTCAATTGTCATTGTCTTAACCTCCAAATTTTCCAAAGAAATGTGCGTTTCATTTTAATGTAAAATATATACCATATATAGTATATATTACTTATTTTCAATACTATATATGGTATATTCGTAACAATTACTCACTTAATTCTGCAAGTGCCTTATCCAGATCCTCATCAGACATATTTTCAAGTGCCGCATCCTGTCTCTTAGCCTTGATTTCAAGCAATCTCTGTCTCATCTCAGCATTTTTCTTAGCGTCTTCTCTCTTCTTTTTCTCATCCAGCTTCACGTCAACAATATACTTAACAATTTCAATCTTGTTAGAAATTTCCTCGTCTTCCTTTGACTTAGTATTCAGAAGACTCTCTTCCTCAGACTTCTTTACTTCCGCATTGAGTGTCTTAAACACTGAGTCCAGATTTGTGAGAGATAAATCCCACAAATCAATTACATTAATCATTCCTCTAAATGGAAACTGATAGTTTGCTCTTGTTGCAT